TTTATATTTTTTCACTTGCAAAAATATTTTTTTTAAGTATACTAATTCCTGTTAGTCACTAATCCATTAGGACAGTGTGACACGATCCACTCTTATAGTGGTGGTAGTCGTAGTAGTCTTTGTACTGCAGGGGCGTGAAAGAAAACAAGAGTAACATTACTCTTGTTTTTTTATTCGTCATAATTTCTTTAATGTTTTACGGAAGTCTCCAAGATGCCAATTTACTTGTACTCCACTTTGTGTGAGTTTGTAGGTCATTCCAGATCACTTATCATTTAATACCGCTCCTTTCTTTTTAATATCCGAGAGAATAATGTCATCTTTTAATCTGTAAACTGTTTTTTTGAATTTCTTACCTTCTGGAGTTTTGACATATTTATTCAGTTTTTTCATCCTTTCCAACGTATTTTTTCCTGTAATTCACACTTTCTCTGCGAGGCTTTTTACTTTGAGATCAAGCCCCATTCCGAATCTGCTTTCAGGAGTATCTACTACAGGGATAATATATCCTTTACAATTTGGATGATAAGGAGGAAGTTCCACCGCTCATTTGCTGATATCATAAATCTTTCCATTATGTTCTGCACAGATCTCACAACAGTCTTCATGCTCAACAACTTCAAACTTGCTGATTCAAGATTCTAATGCTCTATTGATGGTTCCTTGGGTATTAGCTATCTTAGTCTCAGTTCTTGTAAGCATATCGACATAACGATTCATATCTCGCATCCTACCAGCTCTATCCTGAAATTTGACCACTCCATTGTTTTCAAAAATCTTAGTCAGATTTTTTTTCATTTTTTCCAATCAATCTCAGCTCAAGACTCATTCAGCAAGTTTAATCTTTGCTTGTGATTGTTGATGCTTAGTTAGCATTGTCAGAGCATATTTCTCCATACCATCAATGCTTGCACTTACGAGCATTTTACTATTCTCCATTAAAGCTTTGACCGCCTCGGTATGCACAGGACCTAATTGAGCAACTCTACTCATTATAAGTTTGCTATCTCATTGGTTTTTTAGTCTTGAAAGACTCGAAGCATTATTGAGATAATCATCTATATAGATTCCACCTTTAAGATATTCCTGAGGAATACGAAGTTCTGCTCGCTCTCCATATTCTGTCTTAAGTGCAGTGCTGATTGCTTGCATTTTTCTCAGATGAAGCAGTGCTTTTGTTCTATCTCACTCCTGCAAAGCAAGTTGAAAAAGCTGATTGATCTTCTGCATTTGTTTTTGAAAGAGTGCAATCAACTTTTTATCTTCTGAGGTATATTCTGCATTCAGGTAGTCTTTCCTTAGCATAACCGATATAATGCAAGTAAAACACTAGATACCATTAGAAATACTGCTAGACATAACTGCAATCGAAAAAGCCAAAAAATCAGACTCAATTTTCGTGGGTTATATGCTACCTCTGAGAGTGACTCTCTCAATTTGTCTTGGATGCTCATTTCAGATCCAAAAATATCTGATCGACTATTCATTTTCTTCCTGCGTAGTATCTAAAAATCCTCCATCTCTTGCATAAGCGTCTTTGGTTTCTTCATTGATTCTCTTGATCTCCTCCTTAGCTTCAATTTCATCATAACCCATAGCAAACTGCATAGCAGAAATCTTGGACATAATCCCCATATTCATTTGTGATGCTGCAATATCAGTTCTTTGCCCTACGTCCCATGTTTGTACTTTCTTAAATTTTATAGTTGGGAGTTTTTTTACATCCTTTCCTGATGCTATCATGATAGCAACAAAGATTTTTTGCAAAGAAGTGTAGAGAATCTCCTGCTTGCTCGATACTCTTGCATAAAATCTTTCAAATTCTTTTTCGGTTGTACCTACTGGATTATTTCCACCAAAAAGTGCCTCACCTCCGAGCATTGAAGTCGGTATTGTCGTTGTGAGGGAAATGAAATTCAACAGCATTGGGATATAATGCTGGATAGAGATACTAAGATAGCTTCCATCTTTTGTGATATATTGTGCTGGTTGTTCTCCGTGTCCATGGAGAATATAGTCAGGATTTTGTTTTTTTGGTATGTTTTCATCTACTACCTTTCTTAGCCCTTGTGCTTTCTCTGATGCCTTAAAAGAAGAAGGGAGCGACATCTTAGAAGTCAAATTTTTTACAAATTCAATAGAAATCTGACTCCCTCTATCGTTCAATTCTTGAAGAATATCCGCAATATCTACATAATCAGACTGGGCAAAATATCTTGGAATATTTCCCAAAGTATCCTTAAATACATCCTCACTCGTTGTATGCGAATTTTTCAAATCATTATTAACAAGGAAGATAGGAAGGTACTCAAGATTTTCCTCTGTTGTTGCTTCCTCAAGCTTTTTACTTAAAATAAAATTTTCATTGTAATCCCAAATCTCTCCATAATATCCATTCCATCCTCATTGGTTTTTTTCATATCTATCCACATAAAAAACCTTTCTATCATTCTGCTTGATTACTGAGAATACAAAATGTTCTTTGATATCTTCAAATCCATCTCAGATTGTTAACCCTTCCATGTTGGCCAGATAGTTCGCAACTGGAATTATCTCAACCCTTGCGGTGTTATCTTTACTCCTTACTCTGATAATTGAATAACCGATACACGACTGATTATCAATTGCCTCATTCAAAAGCGTTTGAAGCTTGAGATTGTCAGCAATATCTACAAATAACTTATTCAATTCATCATCTCCAAAATCTACACTAAATCCTTTACCGATCACATAATTAGTGAAAGTCCTCGTTACCGCTCTTGCAATATTGATGGGGATATAGAGTTGTTCGTCTTGGAAGTCGTTGTTTCCTAGGTTTGATTTGATGGAAAAAACCTTTTTCCTAAAATTATTTTCTCCAAATTTACTGAGTTGGTTTGCATACATTTGAGCAAAACGATATTTACTCTTAATATAATCTCTAAAAGCCGAGAGGTTTTTTTTCTCCATGATCTCAAAACAAAATAAAACATCATGTTTTTATAGAAAAAACAAAAAAAATCTGACTCAGAGTATAGTCAGATTTCTAAAAGTGTGATATTTTTGTTTTTGGTTCAAAATTAAATAATGAGAGGCGACATTTTCAATTTAAAAATGATAGGTAAGTTTTGATTTGAGAGCAGCAAGCATATCATCTATCGTAGCAAAAGGCCCAAAATGAGCATCTCCCATATTGAGATTATAACTTTGAGTGTTGGTAGTATTTACCACACTATGATTGCTTACTGCATTCCTTGGTTGTACATAGCTTGAGGCTCTTGCGATAATCTGTTCCGGCCCATTCTCTCCGACTAGTGCCACTCTTCCATTGGTGAGTTCTCCACCGTAGGCACGATGTGCGGATGGAACACTAGATAAGATTCTTCTCACATCCTCTACATATTTTTGTACATCAGCCTTTCTCTTCTCGAGTTCTGCTCTGTACGCTCTGGAGTCATTTTGTCGCTGTTTATATACATTAGCAGAGTGTGATTTTACGAGTTCAAGTTGCTTTGCATAGTTCTCTTGTGCTTCTGCATATTCTGTTTTCAGTTTCTCTTGTTGATTAAGGAGATCACGAGCATATTCTTGGTTTTTGAAGTCGGTTATTTCCACATACTGTTTTTTCTCTGCATCTCGGTATCCGAGCTTGTCAGTCTTGTCTCCATGCTCATCTCTGATATAATCCACTCCTTTTAGTCCAAGGCTTTCACTTGAGGTGTAAGCTTTAAGAAGATTACGATATTCCTCCTTTTTTGCTAGTTCTTCTTTATGTTTTGCCATTATTTTTTGAGTTTCGCTTTGTTGAGAGAGTGTCTTTGCTTGCTCCTGCTGTTCTTTAGTGGTTGATTTTTCGATCAATAGGAGTTCTTCTTTTAGTTTGATTTGCTCTAAGAGTTTATCCAGATCCACTCATTCTACTTCTTTTGTCCCAGCTTCTCTCCATCTTTCTAGTTCCTCTCTGTTATACCTTTCAGTCATATGCTCCAATCCTGGAGTATCCCTCTGATTGTCTATGATTTGTTTTCTTACTTCTACCCACCTTGCTCACAGATCTTTACTATAATCCTTATTGAGCTCTTCTATCTCGTGATTGATTGATCTAAGCGTATCTGTAGCCTTGTTTTTGAGATCTTCCCATGCTTTCTCTGATTTTTTTATGGTTTTTTGATATTCTTCTGCTTTTTTGATTGCATCATTGGTAAGCTTTTGCTCCTCTTGTGAGGCCTTAAGCTTTTTTTCGTAAGACTCCTTCATGTATTGTTCGGCCGTCTTTAGGAGAACATCATTGGTTTTACCCTCCAGATCCTCAATCTTCTTTTTGTATGCTCTATCGATATCATACAATTTCGCCATCTTCTCAAATTCTGTTGCACTTGATTCTTGTACTGCTTTGATCTCCAAATCTCTAAGCTTGGTAAGTTCTTCTTTCTTCTTTTCAACAACAGACTTTCCCTTACTTCATCAACCACTACCTCCTCATGAAGGTTTTTTTCTACCGGTTCATGTATATCTTGCATTCTTAATTCATTCAATAGCCTGGTCGAGATTTTTTCCTTCAGCTTCTAGTGCTGCAATAAGTTTAGCATTATTTGTATAATCTTTACTTCACTTATCAAGTCAAGCATTTACTCATCTTGTAAATGCTAACTTTGCCTTTAGTGCTTGGCGGAATCCTTCAGCTGTTGCAAGAGCTTGCTTCCTTGATGCCTCAAACTCTTCTCTTGTCGCACTATCATCTACCTTAATCGCATTAAAGGTATTGAGTGCTGTGTTGAGCTTTTGAGCCGTATCTACATATTTTTTATTAACCTCTGTCGATTGTTTTACGAGATTCCTCTGTCTCTCCATTTCGTATCCTTTTTCCGTCATGGCAAGTGTCCAATCTCTTTCTCACCTAGCAAGCTGTCAAATCAGCGTAAAAAGTTCTCCAAATTTATCCAACCATCGTTCAATGTAACTCTTGTAGGCCATCAGCATTTCCCCAACCTTAGAAAAACCATCGTTTACATCTGCAACAAAGGATCCCCAAATTCCACTAAATATTCTACTAATCCACTCACCAAAGGTTTCCATATTTTTATGCGTCTCATTGACTGTTCCTTGAGCGTTATTTAGGGTTTGTGTGAATTCTTCTATACTCAATGTCCCTCTTCTGATTGCATTATACATTGCTAGCCCCCCTCTTTGTCAGAAGGTCTCTACGGCAATATGCATTCATTCTGTTTCTGTTTTTGCATTTTTAATGCTTTCTACAAGAGTATTAATTGCCTCAGTTGGACTCTTACCCTCTTTTACGAGATTTGCAATCCCAATCTTCATTGCTGCAAGAGCCTGATCAGCATTAACCCCCTCTTTTTCAAAATTTGATAGCAGTGCAATTGACTCAGTTAATCAAAGTCCCATTTGCTCGAGAGCTACTTGGTTATCTGTCAAATTTTTTGTTAGTGTCCCTACATTCACACCAGTAGCCTGTCCCGCAAATGCTAACTGGTCAAGATACAAAGCCTGATCCTGTGCAGATACTCCCCAAATATTAAAAAGCCTAATGTTGTCTGCAATAGCTTCTTTCCCATTCTGTCCTGTTACGGTCGCAAATTTCAGGTAGTTTTCTGTTGTTTTTTCGAGCTCATCTCAAGTAAGTCCTAATCTTGTATTAATCTCTCCTACGGCTTCCGCAATCTCACTTTGTCCTTGGTTGACGGAACTCTGCAAGTGTAATACATTTTCTGACATTTTTTTTAAGGCTTCTCCACTAGCACCAGTTGCCTGCACAAGAATTTTTTGGCTTTCTTGAAAATCATTAAATGTTTTTATTACGAATTGTACTGCTTGAGCTAACCCAAACCATATTCCTAATTTTGAGGCCAATCATATCAACATTTCTCCTACAGACTTTCAAGATTTTCCAAGCCCGTTAAGTGCGGATGTTGTTTGGTTCAGCTTCCCTTTTGTTTCGTCAATTTTAAGTCTAATCTCATATTCTAATTCATGTTGATTTGCCTTTTTTGCCTGTTTGAGTTGTCTATTGAGCTCATCAATTTGGTGTTGCAGATGGGCTTTATTTAATTTAAGGTCTGCTACTAAATCTTTATCTAGTTCTTTTTTTCCTGTTTGTCAAAATTTTTTGATCTGATCTAAGAATGATTCTTTTTTCTTTTGTAGCCCCTGTACAATTCCCTCTCCTGCATTTTCTCCTGTTTTCTCGAGGCCTTTTTTTACTTCATTTTGATCTATCTGAGTATCTACCTCTATTCAGACCTTTAGCTTGTAATCTGTTTCTGCCATCACATTTTTATAAAAAATAAAAAAAATCTGACCCAGAGTATAGTCAGATTTCTAAAAGTGTGACATTTTAATTGCCAGCCATTTTTCAGATGATCACAAGGAGCATTACTATTGCCAAGACAATCCCAATAACTTTAAAGATAGTATAGGTTATTTTATCAATCTTTTGATTGTTTTTTTCTATTTC